AGAATTGATAAGCTATCAGACAAAGATAAAAATACCTTAGCCTCTCTAGCTGGTAGTAAAGTAGGAAATGTTTTAATTTCTGTTCTTGGGCCAACTATGGCAATACTAGGTGAAGGTATTCAACCTAAAAAGAAACGTGGTTTAGCGGCACGTAAGTAATTCGCTATATATGCTCTGGCTACTCATCCCCCTACCAACACTAGGCTACGGTGGCCCCAGTTAGGAAAACTAAAATGAACGATACTATTATGGCAGAAGAAATGCAAGCTCCAAATAAAGTAGCATTTGCAAACCGCAAGTACACTAATGAAGAAAAACGTAAGATCGAAGAAGATGAACTAGAACAACTTATTGCAGAACAGAACGGTGAAACTAAAACAGAAGAAGTTGAAGCTGAACCTGCAAATGCTGAAGAACGTAGCTTTAAGAAACGTTACGGTGATCTTCGCAGACACATGCAAGAAAAAGAAAAGACTTGGGATGATAAGTTTAAAAACATTGAACGTCAACTTAAAGAGTCTACTGTACAAACTATTAAATTACCTAAGTCAGACCAAGACATTGACGCTTGGGCCAAAGAGTATCCAGACGTAGCTGCTATTGTAGAAACTATTGCAATTAAAAAAGCACGTGAACAGTCTGCTGGCCTTGAAGATCGTGTAAAAGAGATTGATGAAATGAAAGCTAGTGCTCATCGTGAGAAAGCTGAAATTGAATTACTGACTGCGCATCCTGACTTTGGTGAAATTCGTGATAGCGACCAGTTCCATGAGTGGGCAGATGAACAGCCTAAGTGGGTACAAGATGCGCTATACGAAAACGATAATGACTCACGCTCTGCATCTCGTGCAATTGACTTGTACAAATCAGACATGGGTATTAGAACAAGTAAACCTGCAAACAGTAAGGATGCGGCACGTTCCGTAAACAACCGTACTGATCGTAGTAAGCCTGACTCAAAAGATAGTGCAGGCGTATTTAAAGAATCGCAAGTAAACAAGATGACACCACAACAATATGAAAAGGCTGCTGATGCAATCATGGAGTCAATTCGTGGTGGTAAATTTATTTACGATATGTCGGGCAATGCTCGGTAAAAGCTATTGACATATAGATTATATATGATATAACTATATGTATGATATAATATCGTTGGCCCCTATATGGTTACCCAACGTTATTAAACCTAAACTTCCGCAAACAACATAAAGCTTTCGGACAACCTAATGTCTCATGGCCCGTTTTACTAGAAGGTTGGCCGACTTTCTAATAAACGCACCCTAGTAGAACTTAGCCTCTGTATAAAGTCATTAGTCGTTTGCATCTGTGTCTTATGCTAAGGAGAAATTAACATGGCATTTTCGACAGCCGCTGGATATGGTAACTTACCAAACGGTAACTTTTCACCAATTATCTACAGCAAACAGGTGCAACTTGCATTCCGCAAAGCATCTGTCTGTGAAGCAATCACCAACTCCGATTATTTCGGTGAGATTGCAAACATGGGTGACTCAGTAAAAATTATAAAAGAACCTGAGATCACTGTACAAGCATACTCTCGTGGTACAACTATCACACCACAAGATTTAGACGATGAGGACTTCTCATTAACTATTGACAAAGCAAATTACTTTGCTTTTAAAGTAGACGATATTGAGGAGGCCCACAGCCACATTAATTTCCAAAGCCTTGCTTCGGATCGTGCTGCTTATCGTTTGGGTGATCAGTTTGACCAAGACGTACTTGGTTACTTGACAGGCTTTAAACAGTCTGCTGTTCATGGTAGCCCCGATACTGTAAATGCTACTGTAAATGGTAGTGTTGCGGTTTCAACTGCAGGTACTGACGAACTATTAGCATCAATGAAAATTACTGCTGGTAGCTTTGGTGGTACTGATGGTGAAGCTCTTGCTCTCCAGCCTCGTACTGGTGGAGCTACTGATTCAACACCTGCCGCTGGCGATACTTTCCCACTAACCGTCATTGCACGTATGTCACGTCTGTTGGATCAACAGAATGTGGATACCCAAGGTCGTTGGTTGGTTGTAGACCCAGTATTCATGGAACTTCTGAAAGATGAAGATTCACGTTTGTTTAACGCTGACTTCGGTGGTTCTGGTCTTCAGAATGGTCAAGTTGGAACTAACATTCATGGTTTCCGTGTATACACATCTAACAATCTTCCTACAGTTGGTACTGGTCCGTCCTTTACAGGTACGAACTCAACTGCTAACTTTGGTATGATTGTAGCTGGACATGACTCAGCTGTTGCAACTGCAGAGCAGATCAACAAAACTGAGACTTATCGTGACCCAGACAGCTTCTCGGACATCGTTCGTGGAATGCATCTGTACGGACGGAAAATTCTTCGTCCTGAAGCCTTGGTTAACGCCAAGTATCATTTGGCATAGGGGGATATAAATTATGGCTACGTACTCATCTAGTTTACAAGCAGTCCACCGACCAACTGCACCAGCACCATACTTACTTAGTAATACAATTGATATTGCAGTAGAGAATGTGAATAACGCTGCAGCACTAGCTGCTAACGATATTTTAAAAGTCTTTACTTTACCAACAAATACTATGATTATGGCTGCTGGTTTTGAGGTCACTGCACTTCTTACTGGAGAATCCAACGATACAACATTCAACCTTGGTATTACTACCGCCTCTACTGGTGGTATTGCTGCTGATGTTGACGAGTTTGTTGCGGCTATGGACACAGACGCTATGGCGGTTGGTTCCTATGCTACTATGATTCCCGGTGTTTATCCAGCTGTTGTAGGTTCAACTGCAACTACGATAGACCTAGAACTTCAAGCAGCAGGTACTGCACCAACAGGCGGTAAAATCCGTGTGTGGTGTGTCCTGATGAACATTGATGATCGAGGTAATTATAGTGCTTCTGAAGCACAACGTGACGCACTTGCGTAACTAAACTAATGAGTGGGCTGCTTAACTGTGGCCCACTTATACTTATGTATAGAGGAATGATTTATGGGTATTACTACAGCAATGTGTACAAGCTTCAAGAAAGAATTACTTGGTGGACTACACGACCTTGACACAGATACAATTAAACTAGCTCTTATTAAACCTAGTAATAGTGGCACATATGGCGCTGCTACTACCAATTATTCAAATGTAACAGATGCTTCTGATGAGTCTTCTGGTACTAACTACCCTGCAGGTGGACAAGCTTTAGGTAGTCCTGCTATCACAATTAGTGGAACAACTGCTATGGTAGACTTTGCAGACGAAGTATTTGCAAACGTAACTACATCTGCTGTTGGTTGTATTTTATATAATACAGCAAACTCAAACTCTGCTATTTGTGTAGTTGACTTTGGGGGTACAGTAACCGCTGTTGCTGGTGACTTGACTATTGAGTTCCCTTCGGTTGGAGCAAGTACTACTATAATTAGAATAGCATAAAGGTCTAAGCAATGGCTGTCATTCGTCTTTCGGCAAGATATGGATCAGGTAAGTTTGGTCTTTCTAAGTACGATGAAGAGTTTGTATCTATTGCGCTTACCGGAGTTGTTGGTACAACTGCTCTTGGATCAGTAACACTAGGCCCCGTAGCAGTAACATTAACTGGTGTATCTGCAAGAGGTTTTGTTGCAGTTTCTACAGACGAAATAGAAGAGGCTGCAGCACTAGGAAGTTTTGATTCAGTTGCATTTAGAACTTCGTTACTTGCAGACTTTGGTGTGGGTAACTCAGTTACTCCTACGGGCGTAGCTGCAACAGGACAAGTACAAGCTATTACCACAATACATGTGGAAGCTGGTTTAATAAGTCAGGCTGGTACAGGAGCAATTGGTGCTTTATCAACAAGTTCTGTTATATTTGATTTTGAAGCTGTAAGAGAACAATACAGTAGAAGACGTTCAGTTACTGTCCAGAGGGCTGCGTAATGTCTACAGCAGCAGAAAGAATAGTACGTATAGCTGGAGAAACTAGATTAGTTATTGTAGAAAAACATACGACATCTGCAGATAGAACTGTACATGCAACTGAGGTATAATAAATGAGTTTTCGTTGGCCTATTAAAGACCCTGATGAACAATTAGATTATAGTGTAGATTGGTCACGTTTTCTTGTTGACGCAACTATATCTAGTGTTGTATGGTTTGTTAAGACTAATACCTTTAATACTAAAACTACACTTGCAGGTGGTCAAACTCTTACCACAGCATCAAGTAGCGCAGTAACTGATACTATACAAAATGTATCTCAGACTAACACTACTACAGTAGCTACTATTAATATTGCTGGAGGTACAAATAACGCAGAGTACACTTTCTTTTGTAGAATGGTTGATAACACAGGCAGTCAAGCAGAGCGTAGTATTAAACTACGAATAAAGGAACGATAGATGGCGTATGATTATATTGGGTTAGTTAATGATATTAACCGTAGGCTTAATGAAGTAGAACTTATATCAACTAATTTTATTAATGCTGTAGGTGAATACAGTATGGTAAAAGATTCTGTAAACTCAGCTATACGGTTTGTAAACCAGCATGAATATGAGTGGCCTTTTAATCACGTTGAGGCAGAAGAAACTTTAACTGCAGGTATAGTGCGTTATGCGTATCCTCCAGATGCTAAGTCTTTAGCTGTTAATAGCTTTCGTATTAAACGAAATGCTACATTAGGTAATACCACACGAAGACTAGCAGTTATGGCTTACGAAGAGTACTTAGATAATCATGTAGACGCAGAGTACAATACAGCAGATAACACACGTTCTTTACCACGTAATGTATTTAGAACGCCTAACTTAGAGTTTGGTTTTATTCCAGCACCTGATAAGGCGTATGAAGTAGTGTATGAGTACTATAGACTTCCTATTGATTTAATT